CAGGTGCGAGAGTATTACGACGAAAACCTACACCCTGATAGGATTGACCTCGATAACCAAGAGGTGTATGAGAACATCTTCCACAAGGGTAAGTGGGCTGGAGTCTTTCAGTTCACAGAGCAGGGAGCACAAGGGTTCTGTACGAAGGTCAAGCCACGCAACATCATTGATGTCTCTGCTGTGACTTCTATCTTCCGCCCTGGTCCGCTGTCGGCTGGTGTTGACGCAGACTATGTGGAAGCCAAGGAGCACCCACATCAGATTGCATACCTCTCAGACGAAGCCTGCGAGATTACACAGGAGACATTTGGCTTTCTAATCTTTCAGGAGCAAATCGCACTGCTGGGTCATAAGCTCGGTGGACTGACGCTTGATGAAGGCAACATGCTACGCAAGGTGCTCACGAAGAAAGGCACCGGAAAGGGCTCTGTAAAACATAAGCTCCACACCAAGTTCATCAAGGGGTGCGTTGACAAGGGTATAACCCGGGACGCTGCCCAGGATCTCTGGGATAAATTCGAGTTCTTCTCAGGTTACGGCTTTAACAAGTCGCATGCAGTCAGTTATTCTATCATCTCTTTCCAATGCGCATGGTTGTTAAACTATTACCCGGCAGAGTGGATGGCGGCGTTTCTTGACAAAGAGCCCGAGGTCCGAAAGGAAAAGGCCATTAACATCGCCAAGAAGTACGGTTTTGAGATTGCTCCCCTTGATATCAATAAGTCGGGTGTTGTGTGGGAGATTAGTGAAGACGGCAAGACAATGATTCAACCGCTTACCTCCATCAAGGGCTTGGGGATGGCGGCCATTGATCAGATTCTCGCCAACCGTCCTTTAAACAATGCCGAGGAACTCCTTTTTAATGAGAATATTACATATTCTAAGCTAAACAAGAAGTCTTTGGATGCACTATGTCGCGGCGGGGCTCTTGATGATATTATTGACGATCGGTTCACTGGGCGAAAACATTTTTGGTCTGCATGCATCGTAGATCGACCAAAAAATCTCAAGAGATTTTCTGAGAATTTAGAGCTTTACAGCCCAGAGGGGGATTTTAGCGAGGAGGAGATCATCCAGTTCAAGACTGATTTGACTGGCGTGTTTCCGATTAACTTGGTTATTCCACCTGACACTGTACAAAGACTACAGGAGAAGTTTGTGCCCCCCATTTCGGAGTTTGATCGGGAGTTACAAGTGTGCTGGTTCATTCCGCGCAAGATTGTTCCGAGAAAGACGAAGAACGGAAAGAACTATTGGATTGTTGAAGTTATCGATAGTAACAACGAACTCACTCGCATTCGGTGTTGGGGGGTTAAGCCCGAAAAGGATCGTATTCACTTAAACCGTCCATATATGGCGCGCCTAAAATATGACGAAAACTGGGGCTTCTCAACGTACGCCGTGGGCAAGACTTTTAGACTATTAGGGTGAAAAAGAAACGCATAAAGATTAGATCGAATAATAAGAAGAGTAGCCCTATAACTAATTAGAAAAGATAAGAGGTATAAAATATGAAAGTTATAAAGAATATTAGCCCGCTTCTCAAAGATAAAGAGCTTATTGATAATTTACCTGTAGTACTACGAGTTCGGAAATTTGATGAAACGGCCGCGAAAGAATTTACGATCGGAGTACGCAAAGCGCAAAACACCGGTCAGCCTGTGCTGCCGGTGATAATCGATAGTTACGGAGGGCAAGTATATAGCCTCATGTCTATGATTTCGGATATAAAGCATAGCAAGATTCCCGTGGCTACCATTGTGCAAGGAAAGGCGATGTCGTGCGGAGCTATCTTGTTTAGCTTTGGTGCCGAGGGGAAACGTTATATGGATCCGGACGCCACTGTCATGATACATGATGTGAGTTCGATGAACTGGGGAAAAGTAGAAGAAATTAAAGCCTCCGCAGAAGAAACAGAACGGCTAAATCGCAAGGTATATGGGATGATGGCTGAGAATTGTGGACACCATAAGGATTATTTTCTGGATATTATTCATGATCGTGGCCATGCCGATTGGTTTTTAGAAGCGGATGAATGTCTTAAGCATAATTTAACCAACCATACACATATCCCAACACTTAAGATTACAGCTTCGGTTAAATTCGATTTCAAATAGGGAGGGACCAATGTGGGTGCCTATCAAAGACTTCGATGGAAACAAGCACTTAATGAATATCGTTTTATTAAGGAAGAGCAGGAAATAGTCCAATCTTTGGCCCGTGAAGCAGCCCCTCTTTTTCAGCAACACTATGAAGGGTTTTTAGCGCGCCACAATGTAGATTTGGAGCAGCTTAACCAGCAAAATGCAGATAGAATCCAAGAGGCTTATAATTTAGAAGAACCTGAGTGGGGCCACGTGCCCGCACCAATAGGAGAAGAATCTACATCTACCGCAGTTATCCCCACCGGACAACCCCCGCAGGAGAAGACTGATGCTGACCGATTAACGGAAGATGAACAAATAGTCCATCGAATCTTCGCTAAACTTTTTAAGAATATCGCTATTAAAATTCATCCCGACAAAATCAATGTTTATGATTACGATGTTTTAGAGAGGGAGCAGATGACAAAAGACTTTCGCCAAGCGAATCAAGCTCTGGCTAACAAGAATTATTTTACTCTAATAGATTTGGCAGAAAGATTAGACATCCCTCTCCCTAAGAATTATGATCAACAGACGCGGTGGATGAAAAAGGAAATCCAAAGTGCCCGAGATGAGTTATCTTCGCAGAAAAGGACCTATAACTATTTGTTTGCGGCCGCCGATAATGATGAAGAGCGAGATAGAGTTATCGTCCAATTTGTGCAACAGTTATTTGGATTAAATTTATCATAAAAAAGGTTGACAAAGTTGGTCCTATTTGTTATATTAGAATAGAACCAACAAGGAGGTACACGTGGCTAACACGTACGAAGAAAAGAAAAGGTATGTTAAAGAGTATATTCGCTCACTCAGTGCAATTGAGGAGGCAATGGAACCCTACAAGGAACAGAAGCGTGAATTACGCACCGAGTTCCGTGAAAACGGCTGGCTCGATACTGATGAACTGAGAGCGGCCGTTAAGGCATACCGGCTTTATAAGGGAAAGGTTAACATCGATGAAGTGGTGGACAACTATAATCTTATTGCCGGACCGGAGACAGCACAGTCATGAATACAGCAACTCAGCAGACTATGTTTAGTTCCAAGACCGGTGAGTGGGCAACCCCACAAGAGTTTTTTGATAAGTTAAATTGGCGTTTTGGTCCCTTTGACTTGGATCCTTGTGCCAATCCCCATAATACTAAATGTTCCAACTTTTACACAGAAGCGGAAGATGGGCTATCCAAGGATTGGTCAGGGCATACCGTCTTTGTGAATCCTCCCTATGGAAGAGGTATTGACAGATGGATCGAAAAAGGTTATAATACTGCTAAGGATGGAAATTCCAAGGTGGTTATGTTGATTCCAGCCCGCACAGATACAAAATATTGGCACCAGTACGTGATGAAGGCATCGGAAGTACATTTTCTTAAAGGCCGTCTAAAGTTTGGTGACAGTACCAATAGTGCCCCCTTCCCGTCTGCTGTAGTGGTATTTGCCGGTACGGTGGCCCCCCAGATATTTGGAACCATGAACCGATGAACCGCAAGCAGCGCCGTGCCGCACAAAAGGAAATGGGACAAGATGCAACTGAAAAGCTTTCCCAAAAATTTTCTCAATTTGAGCAACTGCCGGAAATGTGCCTCACTTGTGAAAAATCGTTTGACAAGACCGATCGTGCAATGGTAGAATCATGGACAGTGATTGTCCGCGAGAAGGATGGGTCAACAGTAAGACTTTACTGTCCCGACTGTTGGGGCAAAGCTCAAGATATTGTAAAAATTTATATACAACAAGAGGAAGAAGATGAAAGTTCAACGATTAAATAAATCCGCCCTTTTAAAACTATTGGACGGGAAAGTAGAGGATGAAGCAACGTGTGTTATTAAGTTCTACTCTAATACCTGTGAACTGTGTCACAACTTCCATTCACAATACGCTGAAATGTCCACACGCGCTAGTCGTAAAGAACTACACTTTTTTGCTTTTAATATAGCAGACCATCCCACAGCGGATTATGAATTGGGATTTGAGGGGGTACCGACCCTAGTACTTTTAGATGTAAGCCCTCACCGCGCCTCGCAGATAACGATTGTCCCGGACCCGGAGCACCCTCATCCTTTAACTTATTTAACTACTACACACGTAGCGGATTTCATTGGAAATCATCTACGACGCAAGAATTTTTCAGATACCGGAGGACTTATAGATGTCTAAATTAGTTTACGATGCAGTTATAACGCAACTGAGAGGAGAAGCACAAGAAGCATTAGCTATGATCCAGCATTTGCTAGAAACCCCTCCCTTGCAGGGTAACGAGACACATGTGAGAGTTATTAAAGAATATGCTCTTAGTCTTGTTGAAGCTGAGGGAGCCATGGTGACGATGCAGCAATATTTTGGCGCAACGTATGCACCAGCCCCACCACCTAGGGTTGACACAGGACCACCAAAGGTAATTACCCCAGACATGTCGCCAACAATGCGCGAAGCGGCCGCGGCACAGAAGGTTAAAGCTAGCGCAAAGAAGCGCAAAACCACAACTAAGAAGAAAGAGTCATGAATCGGGCCCTTTCATACGATGATGTTTTGCTTAAACCGCAATACTCAGACATTCGATCGCGATCAGAAATTAACATATCATCAGATTTGGGGAAAGACGTTCACATGTGTCTGCCTATTCTCGCGTCTCCGATGGATACTATCTCGGAATATGCCATGGCCTCGGGCATGTCGGCCGCCGGCGCATGCGCGGTTGTCCACCGTTATAATACTATTGCCGAGCAGAGCACGCAAATTAAACGCGTCGGTGCGCCTGCACTTGTAGGGGCAGCTGTGGGTGTTAGCGGTGATTATATCGATAGAGCCTCTGCTTGCTTGGAAGCCGGCGCGACGTTCTTATGTGTAGACGTTGCACATGGGCATCATATTATGATGAGAGAAGCATTGAGGCAATTGCGCAAACGCTTCGGAAGTCGCGTGCACATTATGGCGGGCAACGTCGCAACCTTAGAGGGAATTAATGATTTAGCTGATTGGGGAGCGGACAGTGTACGGTGTAACATTGGAGGAGGCTCTATTTGCTCCACACGGCTTCAAACAGGCCATGGGCTCCCCGGACTACAAACAATTATAGAGTGCGCACAAACCGATCGTGACGTTAAAATTATTGCAGATGGGGGAATAAAAAATTCAGGCGACATAGTGAAGGCATTAGCCGCCGGCGCCGATGCCGTGATGGTGGGTTCTCTCCTCGCCGGCGCGACTGAAACGCCCGGAGAAATATTCTATGATAGAGATGGGCTTCGATGGAAAACTTATCGAGGAATGGCTTCTAAGGAAGCCCAGATTGATTGGCGTGGCAAATACTCCTCATTCGAAGGGATCGCGAGTCAGGTAGCTCATCAGGGGAGGGTCGAAGAAATCTTGCATGATTTGGAGAAAGGGATTCGATCGGGCTTTTCTTACACCGGTGCCCGCACTTTAACTGAACTTCAGACGAAAGCAGTTTTTGTAGAACAGACAGTTTCTGGTCTGTTGGAAAGCGGGACGCATATTAGGAACCGCGATCGATGATGGAAGTTGATTATGGTAAGCTGACGAAGCGTATTGTCTTTACCGACAATGATCATCGGCATGCCAAATTTTTGATTAAGCTTAAACAAGATGGGCTAACCCAATCTGCCTTCTTTCGCAATATTTTAAGTGGGTACGTCCGCGGCGATGAACGCATTCAGTCCTTCGTGGATGAGCATAAGCCTCAATCGAAGAAGCACAAGAGAAAGGTGAAGGATGGGCGATCGAGTGGACAAAAGGCCCTTGCGGAACATGGATTTTCGGAAGCACAGATAGACGATCTTTACGATTTGATAGCCGAGGAGCATCCTGAATTATGATGGCCCCCCAGTCAGGATTACTGGCGTGTAGTCAGGTATGTTTAGATAAAGAGACCCCGTGTCCCAATAAAGACTGTAAATATTGGATAGACTATAAAAAAGAGCAAAATTGTACATTAGTATCTATTTATATTAATGGACCGATGACCCTACGCCAAGTAGGAGAACGTTTGCATATTTCGTTTGCCCGCGTTAAACAAATTGAATCCAAAGCTCTTAAGAAATTAAAATCTCTCATTGGCTTGGACACAAATTCGTTTTTTTAGGTCTTTAGTGGAACAAACCACTATTTATTTTTGAGTTAACGTAACTGTACTTGTAAGGAGAAAACTAATGGCTCGCAAAACTTTATTAACAGAAGGCGAAATTCGTCAATTTATGAAACTCGCTAGATTATCCCCGGTCGCTGAAAATCGACTTAATGAATTGGGATTTTTAGGTGAGGAAGACCCCGAGCTAGATGTGGCGCTCGACGTTACCGAGGAACCACTCGATGATGATGGATTGGAGGTAGATGCCGCCGAACTGGACGTCGAAGAAGAGCCAGCCGATGACATGATTTCTTTAGGAGACTTTGTTCAAGCACTTGAACAGGCAGTTGAAGACGTGACAGGACAACCCACAGACGCAGATCTTGAAGGGGGTGAGGAAGAAGATCTGGATGCTATGGGCCCTGAAGACGATCTTGAAGTCGACGCCATGGACATGGATGTTGAGGAAGAAGTTCCCGGTAACATGGATGTCTATGAAGAAGGTGGTCAGTTAGCGGGCGATCAGTCCAAGAGCCGCCCTGATTATGCGCATCAAGACGATAAAGATCCCGAAGAGGACGAAAAAGAGCGCAAGAAGTACGACAGAAGTCACAAGGGACACGGCGATCGCAAAGGCGATCAAAGCGCAACCCGTTCTGACTTTAGCAGAAGCGCGAGGGATCGCATGAGAGCCCGCCATCGTCAGCGCCCCGCAGGAACTGGCGGCTACGGACGCCGAGAAGAGGGTCTTGATAAAGATGCTCTCGTTGCGGAAGTGGCGAAGCGAGTTGCTAGCCGTCTTCAAAAAGAGACGCAGCGTGACACCATGGTTGACGAACTTACCGAAAGAATTTTTAAACGTCTTACTAAAAAATGATTTGACTTCTGTCGCGTAAGATGATATAATAGCCACTGGGAGCAATCCAAGTGGCTGTTTTTTTAGGTGGTATATGGAATACATTTTATATTTATTAATTTTTATATTCGGATATTGTACATGCAAGGCGATTTATTTTCTTCGGTCTTTAACAACCAGTATGGCTCTGATTCGGCTGTC